CCTATAATAATATACCAATATACGATATTACATCGTATATAAATATAAGTTAATTTTGATTTCCTAAAAATTAATCATCTAACAAATTTGAATCATCTAAAAAATCACCAGTTTCGCTCATTAATTTTCGTTTTGATGAAACTCCATTTACATAAGCTTTAGCTGCATTTTTAGCACTTCTTGAAACCGAAGATTCATTTTTTGATAACGCTTTTTGATTCTCCTTTGCACCTAAAGGGTCTCTACCATATGGGTGTTTATCTTTACCATATGTGTTTCCCTCCTTTGGTCTACCACCTTTATCCTGAGATAATGATGATTTAAGTTCTTCCAACTCATCCTCAACATCAGTTGGTTCTGATTGCATTGCAGGGTCATTACCCTCATCCTCAATCATACGATAACGATATCTATCTTTGATATCATTGATAAGATTTGTTTTCTGATAATCAATTTCATCATCACTAAAGTTGAAGATATTTTTGTATGCCCATTCTTTAGAAACCATATTCAACTGAGTAATATCAGAAACTAATCTAACTTTCTCACTCCATAGGTTTACTTTTTCTTGCTCATAGATTGTAGATGGATTAACCAAATTTAATTCAAAATCTACCATTTCCCGTCCTTCAATACCTTGAGCTGCTAAGTGAGTTACTGCAATCTTAGTTAATTCTGAGATAAGAGTTCTTTGGATTCTCTCAATTGTTCTTGCAAATCTTACATCTTCTGCAGCAAGAGTTGCTTTACCATTTACATTCTCATCGTATCCCAAATATGCTTTTGGAATCTTTAATGCTGCAAACATTTTGTTTTTTAGGTAATCAATATCATCAATTGCAGTATATTCTAAACCACCCAATGAATCAATTTGAGTACCACTATCACCACCCCTAACAGGTAAGAAGAAATCTTCAGTTAGGTTTTGGATGTTATACTTTAAGTTGTAATCACCAGTCTGCTTGTCCACAAATGGAGTTTTCTTCATTTTGGTGATAATCTTTTGCATGTAGTTATCAACCTCTTGTGGTGGAATGTTACCAATATCAATTTTGAAAACTCTCTTATCAGGTGCTCTCATAATTCTATGAATCAACATAGCATCTTCCATCAAAGAAACTTGCTTCCAAATTCTTCTACCATTCTCAATCATTGCCTTTCCGTAAGGAAGGAAGTTTGTATCTGATAGTAATCTGAAATGAACAATCTCATAGTTCTCATATTCACCTTTACCATTGGGGTCATGATTTACTTTGAACTTAATGTAGTTTGGATTGTTTGGGTCAGTATTTTCTAATCTTTCAGTTTCGTAAACTGGAAGTGGTTTTACATTGATAATACCAACATTTGGTTGAATCTCTTGTAATAGGAAGAAATCACCATACTTAACCATATTACGAGTCCAAGACCAAAGGTTGAACTCAATATTAAGAATATCATAGAAAAGGTTTTCTAAGATATCTTTTACTTTTTCATTTTTTGATTTGATTTGTACAACTTCTCCAAATTCGTTTTTAAGTGTACATTCATCTGCATAGATATCCAATGCCGATGAAATAATTGGGTCATTATCCATCGCATCATAATCTCTGAATAATTCCCTTCTAACTTGATGGTAAGCCATTGATTGAGCTGCCATCTGGTCTCCATAAAAAGACCTTTGTAGTTTGGTGTATCTATCTCTTAAATTCATTAAGTTAGTACCACCTTGCTGTCTATCATCAACATCAACAACTTTTCTCTTTCCATCCTTGTCAACCTTTACGATTGCTTGGGTAGAAAAGAGTTTCGTTAATCTCTGAAAGAATGAACTATTTTGTGCTTCTGCCATTTTGTTTCTTTATTTTATAACCTTTATTCTTTTATTTTAATAATGAGGTTTCCCTCACCTTTAATAACTCTGTGGAAAGTTTCTTTTGGTATTTCTACCACATCTCCACTTTCCAAAGTTTTTGGTAGTTCGTTATCCATTTGGAATTTCCATCCGTTTGATTGAACAACTTCAACTACTCTATCTTTTCTGTCTCTGTGCCAAACCAATTCTTCAGATTCTACATCTTCCGAAAAGGTTCTTACAATAACATCATTTTCAGTAACTTGTTTATATGGATTCATTACCAATAAAAGTTACCTTGTGTAACACCTAAAGATTTACCATAGCGAGGCATGTTACAAGCCCAATACCCAGCTTTGGTTTTATCTTTTTTATCACTACAATTGTGTCTATCTGCAAATGCCTTTCTAGCATCTTTATCAGAAATCTTTGCGGATAACCCACCTTTTGCATCACCAAAGTTTACCTTAATAACATTTCCTTTATCGTTCTTAACATAAACTTGGTATTTCTTTGGACCTGAACTTCTTTGAGGTTTGTTAAGTTTTACATCCTTACCTTGATACTTAGCTTCATTTATTGGGAATGGAAAATCTAAAAGAACTTTTTTTCCTTCATAGATTCCCCACTTTCCTAAGTCGGATTCCAATAACCAAATATCATCCTCATTTAGAGAATTCAGTTTTCCACCAATATATAAAGAACGAGCCTCATTGTATAATTCAAAGTAACCTTTCGAACCATATCTGAATACATTCTCCACTAAAGGAGTATTAGTATCTATATGATATTGTAGTGCCTCCGAAAGATTACTTTCGTTACATTCCAATATGATATTATTACTCAAACTATACATATACTATATAAATATTAAAAAGTAAATTTATAACCATTTTGATAAGTCCTCAACCGAATCTCCAATCTTCATTTGCCAAGGATTTTCATCCATATTATTACTCCCATATATTCCACTATAAGTATAAGATGAAATACTATTGATTGCCTGTTTAGTTAAATCAATACCTTCTTGTCTCAATCTCAGAGCAGTATCTCTTACCCAAAGTGAAATAGCCAAACTCATAGTTAAATCATCATTATATCCCCTCATTGCCTCCGCTCTACCATTCATCCAAATGAATGTAAACAATTCATCAATAGTTCTGATAGAACGAATTATAATGGATTTTTCTCTAACATATTCTTCTAACTTTGAAATTATTAAAGGTCTAGTTCTTGAGGTAGTAGAGAACCCAGCTACCATTCCTCTTTCTTCTGCTCTATATCGATTGTTAAGTTGATGTTCTACATCCACATATTTTAAATCCTTACTCATGTAGTAAAGATTAGAATAATTTCTATCGATTACCTGTTGAATACAAGCCCAACCAATGTTAGCGTTTTCAATCACCAACAATGCGTTGTTATATTCGGTTGCAAGAGATACTAAGAAGTTACCAAAATCTTTGGTATCCAACTTACCCCTATATTCAGCTACTTGTTCTGATGCCTCAACATCAATAACATGAGCAGCAGAATAATCCGAAGAATCACCTCTCGCAACATCGGCAACTACCATATAAGATTTTGAATAATCAGGATATTGCCATCTCCAAAGGTTTCCATCAAACCCACCCTTTTCAATTGGGTCTTGAACATAAGTTTCTTTGTAGAACTGAAGTACCTGTGGTTCAATAACACTATCACCAGAAGAAATGAAATCACAATCACATTCTTGTGCTGCTCCTTTAGGTCCCAATAGAACCTCTTGCTCATCTCTCCAACTTTGGTCTCTTTCTGGGTGAACACTCCAATGCAATCTAATGTTATTAAAAGTATTAGTTCCATCTTCAGAACCTACCCAAGTTTTGTGGAAGAAGTTACCCACACCATTGGGTGTTGATAGAATGATTGCATTACCACCAGTTGAAAGGGTAGATTGTGCCGATACCCAAATCTCTTCAATCTTATCGATGAATGCTGCCTCATCAAATACTAAAAGTGATAGTGCTTCAGAACGACCAGCATCTCCTGCAGCTGAGGTTGCTTTGATTTGAGAACCATTTGCATATCGTAGAGATAGTTTGTTATCTTCAACAGTTTCCAACTTTAACCAAGAAGGAAGATATTGATTCATCACCCTTACCTTAGTTACCAAGTTTTTAGCTACCTCTTGCTTTGTTGCAATAACCAAAACATTAAAGTCCTGATTGAATAACATCTTCCAAAGTGAGAATCCCGCAGTTAGTGTTGAAATACCAGTTTGTCTGGATTTTA